GCAGCAAAACTAACTCTACTACTATGTGCCACCTGACACCAGGCCTTGTCCACCATATTGTTGAAAGCCCGCGCAACAAGGGTCGAAGCTTGGACCCAATCGGAAGGCACACGAAATGGCAGATCATCAGTAAGCCAGGCTTTGATGACAGCAATGCTTGCTCGAGTTTTCATGCGAATGAAATCAGCATAACTTGAGGGGCTCAGACGTTCTTTGAGGTACTCGACCATTTCACCCATGCGCAACCGCTTCAATCTGGTTTTTGTGATGGCGACTTCAGTTGGTGACAATGTGTCAGCAAAGACAGGCCGGAATGATTGTGGCTTGTCTCTGGTTAATAGCATATCCTTTGGTTCAACAAGCAAACTGGGTAATGCTTCGTCAATCACTCGCACTGAGAAACGTGAATATGTCACATTCGATTTAGGCCCAGGATCAACTCCGGCCATCCATATCTTTACTGCTTCCAACGGTTCACTGAACCCATTTGCTAAAGCTGAACTTGGATTACGATAATCAACCGATTTGATAGCTTTAACCAGAATAATCCGTTTAGCAGCCAGCGGGTACAGACCAAGACCACCTCTGGCTGCTGGGGCATGCAATATGGACCGTACCACATCTTGAGCTATGCCGTTCGCAGCAGATAGGTCTTTAACCATGTGATGCTCCAAATGTTTGACATCGGTGCCAATTCTACGACCCACTGTTAACCAGTTTTGAGCGAGTTCAAATATGCGGTCTTCACCAACGGCAAATTCTCTACTTGTTGGGTTCCTAAACAATAATGCTGCAATGCCTCGGGCCGGATAGCCCGTGAGGGTGTCTCCATTCATAGCCAATTGGCGCAAAAATTCGTCAGTGTTACGTTTCAAGAAGATTTTACCAATATTGACGTCAAAATTGGTCTCCTCATACATATCATACAACATCTGTGCATGTGCTGGTGACCTGACCTTTGATTGTAAATCATCACCTTGGTGAATACTCGATAAAACTGGATCGGACATGGCTGCTGGCAAATCCACTCGTTTGGCAACTCTACTACGATACGCATAAACCTTAGCATAATTTAGCAACGTGTCCAGGAATGCCGTCCACCTCCAACCAGACAACAGACCCTTCTCTATTCTGATAAACTGTTCCTTCGCACCTGGGATCTCTACCGTTCCCTGGGTATGTAAGATTGACTCACGCGTCAATTCCAAAGACACCAACAGTTCGGATCGCATTTCTTGGGGTGCATCACGTGTGATGAATTCTTTAATTGAGGAAAAACATTCTGCCAACATCTCCTTTGTAATCATATGGTCGTAACTTGATTCATCAAGTGGTAAAGACCAGGAATCACCGTTTGTCTTTTGTACCATGTTCACCCACATCGAGAACGTCTGTGCCTCTGAATAGAACAATGTCGTATTCGGGTGACATCTCAGGACGTTTTCCAACCAATGTGAAATGTAGGCCATTCTGAGGTAGTTAGGCATATCACCAACAATCAACATACGGCTTTTCTTCAACTCTCTTTTCACAACAGCCTTATTCTTCTGAGCCCCACGGCGGAAAAACATCCCTCGCAAGTCACGCAGATCAGATGCGATAGCTGTGGCCCATTTGCCTTTGCGAGCCCGAAAGGTGCCCTTCTGATTGCGTAGAAATAATGGTTTCTCATAACTTGAGCCAGATGTAGCCCAATACATTGGATCAGACAAAAAGTCATCAATAGTCAATGTCGGCAGTGAATATGGCATTGATTTAGTGAAAAAGTCATCTAGTCCTGAACGCAGTCCTTGTAAGAAACCACCATCCACAAAATCATGCTCCAATTTACCACGCACCCAAATTGCAACCTGCTCTGCTATGGTGTCTGGTGTTATAATATCAGCATAGTCCTGCAATGTGAATAGATCCACCATGTAACGCCAATTGGGTGTCAATTGATCTTGGTAACGTTTCATAATGTCAGTCAAATCAGACGCTCGCTTCGTGAAACCCTTGCCCATCAAGTGTAAAAAGGGAACAACCTCTTCTCTCAATGCTTTTGGTAGTAAGTCAACGTATAGGTCAGCTGCCAGGCTTGTTGACTCTCGATCAAAGACAATGTCCGCAACATGTTTTGGTGTGTATCTGTAACGACGACGTTTTTGAGCCTCATCACTCATGGGGACACTATCATTATTAGGAACATATGCAGTCGTCCAATCCTGCAATGCTTTTTGCCCCTCACTCACAGTAGTAAGAAGCCGTACTTGCACATCACCGATTGCAAGATATAAAAGTGCTCGACGCACCGTTCTGGGTAAGCGCATTACCTCCTCCCATTCTGGGCCTGTGGGAGAGAACGCTTCTAGAAACCCAGAACATCATCGATGTTGGTTTCACTATCCAATCCATTGTCTCCTAACATGGCAGTGGACCATGTTGCGCTTGTTATATGGTGGATTCGTTGAGCATAATATGCCATCTCTTTTCTCGTGATGACTGCAAAGAAAGGCGAACTGGACTTTATAGCAAGAGTAAACATCTGGTTCATGACGGCATTCACTCGAGGCAAGCTCGGCACTACGACTGGATCAATGAAGTTGTATATGGCAGGGTTCACATAATTTGGGATAACAGAATTGCGCGACCACGTGAACGCGAAGGCACTGGCATAGTTCGGTGGTACTACAGGTAAGTAGAATGTTAGTTGTTGATCACTCAATGGACTGGCAACAACCATATCCAACACAGGGCGGGCCATGGTGTTAGGTGACATTACAACTTGCGTTGAGGCCAGATCCTTCCAAGGATCGGCTTTCTCGGCATTGATGCCGGCGATGGCGTAATCCGTGAATTCGAACATGTTACCGTCAGCATACCGCTTAACAATGGATTTGCAATCTAGCTTTCGTACACCGTACTTTTCCGTTAGCCTGACTGTATCATACCCAGCTCCTGGCATAGAAGTCATAGGTATGCGCGCGAAACCAACCATGGTTTGGAAATCCACCGCCCACTTGTCATACACAATCCAGCCTGATACCTGTGATAAGTTGTTCGGATATAACCCATACATGAAGGGATGGTTTGTCGGCCAACCATCAGGTGCCAGGAAT